TAGTTCGGGGGAACTATGAAAAGCGCACATAAAGTAACAATAGGTTCTTGCGATTCGGGTCAAGTTAATGGCTCATTTGCATACACAATGATTCAATTAGCCCAATCAAGATCACCACGATTAGGGCCATTTGTAAGAGTTAAAGGCTCAGGATTACTTTCTAAGATTCGTAATCAAATAGTTAAACAATTTTTAGATAATACAAAATCTGATTGGCTTCTCATGGTGGACAGCGATCAGCAATTAGGGGTTGCAACTTTTGATAAGTTGATTGACACTGCCAACGATTTAGAACGGCCAGTTGTAGCAGGATTAGTATTTGCTGCTTTTAATGACGGCAAAAGTGAATATCCAAAACCAGTTCCAGCGATATTCCAAGATGCACCAGAGGGATTCTTACCTCTCTATAAATATGATGAGAATAAAGTTTTTGAAATAGATGCAGCAGGTACTGGTTGCTTACTAATTCATCGTAGCGTATTAGAAAAAATGCGTGAAACAGCCGATCCTAATATGGGTAAGAATTGGTGTTGGTTTTGGGATGGGCCAGTAAATGGAGAATGGATTGGCGAGGATTTACTTTTTAGTCGCCGCATTCGCTTACTAGGTTATCCAATATTTGTAAATACAGGAGCAATTTTGCCTCATCTTAAATCATATTGGTTAGATGATAGGCACCATAAATTATGGAAACATTAAAAAAGATTTTTAAAAAAAGAATAAAACTAAAGGAAACGGCCACTGCCGAACCTAAACTTGAAAGAGCGATTTTACCAAAAGCGGAAAGAAGGATAAAGCGTGGCAATAACTAATGGATACTGCACACTTGCTGAATTAAAAGCATCATTAAACATTACAGATTCAGTTGATGATACCGCTTTAGAATCAGCCATTACTGCTGCTAGTAGGATGGTTGATGATTACACTGAGCGTTTCTTTTATGTAAACGGCAGCGTGGGTTCTCCAGTAACTCGCTATTACACCGCAGTTGATCCTTACACAATAAACATTGATGATATAACTACTGTTAGCGAAGTTGCCACAGATGATAATTTTGATCGTACATTTGGAACTGTTTGGGCAACCAGTGATTATATGGTTGAGCCAATTAATAATCCAATTAAATCTTGGCCTTACAATAGAGTTTTAGCAATTGGTAGTTATATTTTCCCATATCAACTTCCTCAATCTGTTCGTATTAAAGGCGTTTGGGGATACAGCGCAGTACCAGCCGAAGTTAATATGGCTACATTAATTCAATCATCACGCATATTTGGGCGCAGGCAATCGCCATTTGGAATTGCAGGTAGCCCTGAAATGGGAACTGTTAGATTATATTCTCGCCTTGATGCTGATGTTGAAGTATTACTTCGCCCATTCCGCAAGAATGGTGGCTTGGCTAAGTGATTCCAAGTAATGTTAGAGATGGTTTAAAAACTCGCCTACAAACAATAACTGGGCTTAGAGTTTATGATTTAATTCCAGATACAGTAACACCACCAGCAGCAGTTGTTGGGCAACTAGATTTCACCTTCGATATAAATAATGCAAGAGGCTTAGATCAAGCCAATTGTGATGTCTTGGTGATTGTTCAACGCCTATCAGAAAGAGTGGCCCAAGATAAGTTAGATGCTTTTCTAGCAGGATCAGGGGCTGGCTCAATTAAGGCCGCAATTGAAGGTGATAGAACTTTAGGTGGAGCAGTAAATACGCTTAGAGTTATTAGCGCTGAAGGCGGAACTTATGATTCTGCTGGCAGTTTATTCCTATCTTATAGATACCGCCTCACAATTTGGGGTTAAGGAGAAAAAATGTCTTATGTAATTACCTCAGAACTAGAGGTTTGTAATAAAAAGAAAGGTGAATCAATCACCGAAAAAGAATTGCTTAATGCAGGAGCCAACATCGAGGCATTGATTGCTGGTAACCACATTAAGGCAACTGGGGGAACAACCAAACCAGCAATCCAAGAAGGAGCCGACAAATAATGGCAAGAATCGTATTAACCGATGCAAAGGTTACAATTAATTCAGTAAACCTTTCATCATATATCTCAAGTGTAACTTTAAATACATCAACTGATGTAGTGGAAACAACTGGGTTTTCATCAACTGCTGCAAGAACTAGAGTTGCTGGTTTGCAAGATAATTCAGTAACCATCGAGTTTTTTCAAGATTTTGCAACATCATTAGTTGAACAAACTATTTATCCATTACTAGGAAGTACAACAACAGTTGTTGTTCTACCAACTTCATCAGCAGCAAGTGCAACAAATCCTTCCTATACATTTACTGCTTTAGTTTCAGAGTGGCAACCACTATCAGGCGCAGTTGGTGAATTATCAACCGCATCTGTTACTTGGCCAATCTCAGGAGCAATCACTAAGGCGGTTGCATAATGGCAAGAATTGTATTAACCAATGCTTCAATTACTTTTGCAAGCACTGATATTTCAAGTTATGTAAGTTCAGTAACTTTAAGTACATCACTAGATGTTGTAGATACAACTTCATTTGGAAATACTGCTCGCACTAGGGTTGCAGGATTAGCCGATAATCAGGTAACAATAGAATTTTTCCAGGATTTTGCATCTGGTGCTTTAGAATCTATAATTTACCCAACAATCGGAACATCTGCTGCAATGGTTGTAAAACCAGTAGCGGGAAGTACAACTGCAACAAACCCATCATATTCATTCAATGCTTTAGTTTCAGAATGGCAACCATTATCAGGTGCTGTTGGAGAATTAAGCACTGCAAGCGTTACCTGGCCAGTTTCAGGTGCAATAACAAAAGCAACATCATAACTAACTAGGGGGAAATAAAATGGATGGACTATCACTAAAGATCAAAACTAACGATGGTGTAGATGCAACTTATGTATTACGGCCTCGCACCATCGTTGCTTTTGAGCAAAAATTTGGCAAAGGATTGGCAAAATTGTTTGCAGAGGATCAAAAGATGGAACACATCTATTTCCTCGCCTGGCAATCTCTAAGAGATAATGGTCGAGTTGTAAAACCTTTCGGCCCTGAGTTCTTAGATACGCTTGAATCTGTTGAAATGGTTTCTGACCCAAATTCAGAATCCACCGAGATAGCCTAACCTTTGCAATTGCAACGGCCTCGGTGGAGTTGGGCATCTCTCCTATTGATTTGATAGATGCCCCTGATGGTGTCTTAGAAGCAATGTTTGCTTATCTAAAGGAAAGAGCAAAGGCGAATAAATATGGCCGATGAAGTTATTGTTTTAACAGGTATTAAAGAAACAATAGATGCCTTAAAAGATTTTGACAAAGCAGCGGCTAGAAAATTTAATAAAGTAATTAATGATGAATTAAACAGGGCTGAGAGATCAGCAGATAATTTAGTAGTTCAATTTACTAATCCTGTTTATGGAACTCCAATGCGTGGTTGGCGCAAAACTCCAGCCACTAATCCTAGAACCAGGGGTGGCGCTGGCTGGCCAGCCTGGGATGTTAGCACAATTCAGGCAGGCATCACCAAAAGCCGATCCCAAGGTAAGGTGCGAGGTGATTACACCACTAGCGCTGGTGCGTTAGTTAATAAGAGCGCCGCTGGTGCAATATTTGAAGTTGCGGGTAGGCGTGGCAACGCATCACGAAATCAATTTATTAGATATTTAAGTAACTCATTTGGTAAAGCCTCTCGCCTTATTTGGGCAGTTGTTGATAAAGATAAAGAGGCAATCCAAAGGCGAGTTGCAGCAGCCTTAGAGGATGCTAAAAAAACATTACAAAACAATTTGAACAGTAGGAGATAAAGTGGCAACTGGCGCAATTATTGCTCGGATTATTACCCAGTACTCTGCCAAAGGTTCAAAGCAGGCTCAAAAAGATATTACTAAACTTGGTAAAGATTTTGATAAATTTGCCAAGAAAAGTGCATTAGCCTTTGCAGCAGCAAGCGCAGCCGTTGGTGCGTTTGCATTTAAGGTTGGAACTGATGCAGTTCGTGCTGCTATGGAGGATCAAAAGAGTCAAGCATTACTTGCCTCTACTTTAAGAAATACTGTTGGTGCAACCGATGCGGCTATTGCAAGCACCGAGGATTATATAACTTTATTACAAAAAGAAGTTTCTGTTTCCGATGATGAACTAAGACCAGCGCTGGCTACTCTAGCCAGAGCAACTGGGGATGTCGCCTCTGCTCAATCATTGCTTGGAACTGCGCTTAATATTTCCGCTGGAACAGGTAAAGATTTAGCCTCGGTTTCCTTAGCGTTGAGCAAGGCTGTAAATGGAAACCTTGGTGCGCTAACTCGCCTTGGCATTCCACTCGATGCCAACACAATTAAATCAAAAGATTTTAATAAGGCACTTGGCGTTCTTAATGAAACCTTTAAAGATCAGGCTAATGTTCGTGCCAAGACTTTAGAGTTTAGATTAAAAGGTTTAAATATTGCCTATGGCGAAGTTCTTGAAACCTTGGGTTATGCCCTGCTTCCTGTTATTGAAAGATTTGCTGATGTAGTTTCAACTCAGGTTTTGCCTAAGTTAGAGGCTTGGATTGCCGCTAATAAAGATGATTTGGCTGCTGGATTAGAAAAAATTCTTGGACAAATTCCAAAGTTAATCACTCAGGTATTTAATCTCTTTGATTATATCCAGCGCAACCTTGGCACTATCAAAGTTCTTAGTGCATTATTAGTAAGCACATTTGCTGCCACCAAGGTTTATGCTGGAGTTGTCGCCTTAACTGGCGCCATCAATATTCTAACTGCTGCCTTTGGCAAGCAGGCGGTGGCTGCCACCGCAGCGGGAACTGCTACCGCATTCGCAACAGGTGGTGCCTCAGCCTTAGCAGCAGCGGCAGCAATTGCCACATTTACAACCGCAGCGCTAGTTGCCTATAAGCAATTAAATAAAAACAATGATGCAATAGATGCTCAAAATACAAAGATCAGGGCTTTAACTCCTGGTTGGGGAAATGTCTATGGCGCACCTGGCGCAAAGAACGCTGATAAGGTTGTTGTTGCCACTGGTAAAATTTTAGGAAATACCACAAAATTAACTGCTGAGCAAAAGAAACAAATTGCAACTCAAGAAGCCTTAAATAAATTAAAGGCAATGGGTGTAGTACCTACATCTGAAACTGATCCTATTCAACTTGAGGCAGTTAGATTAAACCTTCTCAAAGAACAAAATCTTGCTCAGAAGGCGATGTATGATCAATTGCTTGCTAATTATGAGGCAACTAATCGTATGAATATTGCAGCGCAACGATACGCTGATATTTTAATGGTTATTTCAGATAGCAAGATTTCTCAAGAGGAAGTAAACCTTCTTGCTAGCAAATGGAACCTAACTAATTATGAGGTTGTTAAGTACATTGCCTCAGTTACTGGCAATGTAAACTTAGGTGCTGGTTGGGATGCAGCAGGATTAGCAGCAGCCGATGGTTGGAAAAAAGCCTTAGAGGAATTAAATAAATACCTTGAGGCAGTTGGCAAAGAAAACTTTATTGCCAAACAAAATGTACCAAAGGCAATAGATTACAATGCTATATTTGCACCAAATAGGCAACAATTAGCAGCAGCAACTCAAACAATTCTTACTTTGCAACAAAAGGTTGCTGCTACAAATAAAATTCCTGATACACCTACTGCAAATACATTTGGGCAATCAATGACTACTTTGCCTGATTATCTAGCCTATCGTGCTGGTGAGCGTGCCTCAATAAATGTAACTGTAAATAATGCTGGCAATGCTATTGTTGCAAATGATTTAACTGAAACGATTAGAAATGGAATTTTGGCTGGTCAAACTTCAGGTAGATCAATTAACGCTAGAGTTTTGGATTTGTAATGCCAGGTACCCCTCATCTTGGCGTGAGCATTGACTTTGCCAACGGCCCAGCCTTCGGTAACCCCCTTCTGCTAGGAGATATTTCTACTCCACTTGGCACTGGTATCCTGGCAGATGCCCCAGGCGATGTAGTAGATGTTTCAGATATTGCCTTGCAAGTTAATATTCGCCGAGGTAGAAACCGCATTCTTAATAAGTTTGAGGCTGGAACTGCGGTTGTTGTTTTAGCCGATGATAACGGCGATTGGTCGCCTCAGAATGTTTCATCGCCTTATTATGGAAAATTATTACCTTTGCGTAAGATTCGTATTTGGGCAGATTATGATGATGGTGGCGGAACTGATCGCTATTATCTTTACTCTGGCTACATTACTACCTATAACAGCACCTATGGCTTAGGGGTTGAGGATACCTCCAAAATTACCTTGCAATGTGTTGATGGATTTAGATTATTAAATAATATTGGAATCAGCACTGTGGCTGGCGCTGGATCGCCTCAATTAAGTGGAGCAAGAGTTGAAACTTTGCTCAATGTTGTAGATTGGCCTAGTTCTCAAAGAGTAATAGATAATGGTAATAGTACCCTTCAGGCTGATCCTGGTACCTCTGGTAGAGATTTATTAACTGCAATTCAATTAGTTGAAACCTCAGAGTTTGGTGGATTCTTTATTGATGCTGAGGGTAATGCAACCTTTTTATCAAGGGATACAGTTAGTAAAAAGGCAGATGAAACACCTACTGTTTTTGCAGATGATGGATCAGGAATTGGCTACCAACAAATCGAGTTTGCCAATGATGATACTTTGTTAGTAAATGATGTAACAGTTACTCGCCTAAATGGAACTAGCCAGAATGTATTTGATCAAACCTCAATAGATACCTACTTCCTACACTCAGGCAAGCGTGATGGAATCTTGGTTCAAACCGATGCCGAGGCTTTAGATCAGGCTAGTACCCTTTTGGTGGCTAGAAAAGACACTACTGATCGCATTGATTCAATGACTATTAACCTTCTTGATCCTAGTCAAACCGCAGCAATAATTGCAGGCTTGAATCTTGAAATCTTTGATTTGGTCAATGTTACAAAAACTGTTCCAGGTGGTTCAACTATCACTAAGGAATTATTTGTTCAGGGCCTTCAGCACGATATAACTAATAACACTTTTAACACCAAAATACTAACCGCAGAACCTCTAATCCAAGCCTTCATCCTTGATAGCACCACTGATCAAGGTCGCTTGGGTTCTGGTATTCTGAGTTACTGATAAAGGAGCAAAATGGCAAAACAAACCTTCACCACTGGGCAGGTTCTTACCGCAGCCCAGATGACCGCCTTACAACAGACGGCAATGCTAGGTGGCGCAGCAAATGCAAAAGTTGCATCCTATGTATTAGTTGCCGCTGATGCTGGCGATGCAATTACAATGAACAATGCTAGCCCAACTACAATCACTGTTAATACAGGATTATTTGCAGAAGGCGATATTGTAACAATTATTAATCTTGGAGCAGGTGCTTGCACAATTACCGCAGGAACTGCAACAGTTACAACATCTGGTTCTTTAGTTTTAGCAACTAATCAAGGTGGAGTTTTAAGATTTACCAGCGCAAGCGCTGCTATCTTTTTCCAATTTGCAACTCCTGCCTCTGGCGATATTGAAGGCGTAACCGCTGGAACTGGTATCTCAGGTGGCGGAACCTCTGGAACTGTTACTATCACAAACTCTATGGCAACCGCAATAGATGCCAAGGGTGATCTTATAGTTGGAACTGGAGCCGATACCTTCGCCCGCCTCGCTGTGGGTGCAAATACCTACACACTCGTAGCGGATAGT